TAGCAACTGCCTTCTCTTTTCTCTTTGACAATGATCAAACCAAGTTAGACTTTATCACCGAGGCAATAGAGTTACAAAAAGACAAGGTCTTTGAAGTTACTGCAGAATTACTCTCTTTTCAATCAGGTATGGAAGGGGTCATCACTGAACAAGCGGAAGCCATTCAAGTAGCGACTAAAGCATTAAGCAAATATGAAACCACAGTTTTAAATGCCGCAGATTCAACAATGCCATTAGAAGAGAAACTAGATATTTTAAACAGACTGTTTAAAGACGGCGAGATCTCATTAGAGCAATACAACAAAGAGGTTGAGAAAGCTTCTAAAGCATTTAAAGAATTTGTTGTAGACAATGATCCATTAGAAAAATATAACGAGACATTAAAAGAATTAGAGTTATTGTTGCAGAAAGGTATTATCACTATTGAAGAGTATGCTAACGCGGCAAGTGACGCAATGATCAAACTAACCAAGCAGACAACTGTTGGCATGGAAGATATGGAAAAGCAAATGCAAAGGTTGGCGGCAGATGGCGTTTCTGGTTTGGTTGATGTGATCTTGGAAGCTGACAAATCATTTAGTGACTTTGCCTCTAACTTCTTGCGCCAAATAGCCAAGATGATTATCCAACAACAATTATTAAACGCAATTAAAGGCACGGCAGTAGGTGACTTCTTTGGTTTTGCTAAAGGTGGCGCATTTGGATCAACGACCGGATTGCCTCAAGGTGTTTACAATAGCCCTACATTTTTCCCAATGCCAGAAAGTAGTGGTCTGACTGCGTTTGCGCAAGGTGGAACATTTGGCACGGGCGTATTAGGTGAGGCGGGTGCAGAAGCCATTGTCCCATTAAAGCGTGGTGGGAATGGTGAGCTAGGCGTTCAGTCATCACCGGTCAACATTACTGTTAATAATACAATGTCAGAAACGGCAGATGTCTATGCACAATCAACTGTGAAAGAGGACGGATCAAAACAAATTGAGATCATGGTAGAGAGAAAGGTCAAAGAATCAATGACCAACGGATCTCTGGATAAGTCATTCTCATCTAATTACGGACTTAAAAGGCGGGCAATGTAATGGATTTAGGAAATAGACCAAGTAATCTTGACGGGTGTTGGGGGCAATGGACAGAGAAGGCTTTTGATCCATTAATCAGATCGAATATGGGGTCAGGCGAACCCAAAGTGCGTAGAAGATTCACAGAAACTTTGAGGGCGGCAAGGGTGCAAGTCAATTTAACTAAAGCACAATATTATGACTTTGTCATTTGGTTTGATAACTGCTTACAAGGGGTCTTGCCAACAATGATGACAGAACCCACCGGCGTTGAAAGTATATGGCGATTTTCGCAAGTGCCGCAATATGATTGGATTGATCCAAACGCAGTGCAAATTTCAGTTAACATTGAGCAACTTCCGGCATGGCGTTAGCACCGGCAATATATCAAAGCTCAACCAACGAGGCTTTTCTTTGGTTGCTGACGATCACATCACCTGACCAGACTTTGCGCGTGGTTAATAATATGGTTGATGTTGAGTCAAGAGGCAATAATTTCACTGCTTATCCATTCAATATATCGCTACCCGTCGAGGACGGCTCTAAAGCGCTCTCTCTGACGCTTACGATAGATAATGTTGATCAGCTATTGGTTGAAGCAATTAGAGGCTTTCTTGAGCCACCACAGATGAAGTTAGAACTTGTTTTGTCGTCAGATTTCAATGCCGTTGAAAAAACGATAGATTTTCTGCGTTTAGGCAATGTTGAGTATGACGCAATGCAAATGCGTGGACAACTGCGACCTAATAATGTATTAGGAAACGCATTTCCGGCAAGTAACTACGATCCATCTCAATTTCCGGCTTTATTCTACTAATGGATATTATGAAGTATTTAACAATCCCATTTAAGGACAGGGGAAGGGATCATAGCGGCGTGGATTGTTTTGGATTAGTGCAGATGATTTACAAACAAGAATTTAAGATTGAGCTTCCCTCTTATATTGAGGCTTATGAAAATGAAAAAGACAGAGAAGCTATCTGCAATGAGATTAATAAAGAAAAAAAGTTAAGTGGTTGGGTTGAAACTGATAACCCAAAACATGGGAATCTGATAATATTAAACTTGCTAGGGCGACCATTGCATTTGGGGGTGATGTTAGATCACAACTCGTTTATTCATTGCATGAAAGGTAAAGGGACAATCATTGAGAAAACAACAGACATCATTTGGCGCAACAGGATCAATGGATATTTAAAATGGCAAATATAAGGTATCAAGCAGAAGCACTCAAGCCATTAGCGGAGATCAGCTATCCCGCCGGCACAAATATACATCAATTAATTAATGACTTAAATATTCCAGAAAACTTGCGCGATCACCTGATGGTATTTCGCAACGGGGGTTTAGTTAAAGATTATGATCTCATTATTGAGGAACATGAAAATTTAACCATTGCCGTCGTTCAAAGAGGTGGTGGTGGTGGTGGTAAAGATGGAATTATGGGGGTTGTTGCCTCTATTGCGATTGCTTATGCCGCCCCTTATGCCGCACCCGCAGTTGCCGGGGCAACAGGCATGTCAATTGCCGTAGCGACTGCTGCGATCAGCATTGTAGGATCGTTAGTCGTTTCCGCATTAATCCCACCGGCTTCATTAGGAGGTGATACCGGCACAAACACACAGAGTTTTGAAGAACCCCTAGCTTATAACCTCACAGGACAAACAAACACTGCCAATATGTATGGTGGCGTGCCGGCGATCTATGGACAAATAAGATTTTTCCCATACATTGGCGCACAGACAAAAGTCGTTCAAGTTGGCAAGAGAACTGTTTTATCTTCGCTCTATGACTTTGGTTTAGGTGATGTTTTAATTGACGGCGTGCAGATTGGCACACAACCCGCAGTCAACTTTGGCGCTACATTTATTGATCACGTTAATACCAAAACCCCTGACTTAAAATATGTTACCAACACAGTGGGATATGATCAGCTCGCATTCAATCTTTCATCTAATGAATTAACTATAGTGACTAGACCAAACGCAGATGGTGCGGCAGTCACAATGGTATTCCCAAGAGGGTTGACAGAGTTTAACGATCAAGGAAATCCAACCAATTATTCAGTCACGCTTATGGTTGAGTTCAGGAAAAAAGGAACAACACAGTGGCAAAGAGTCTCTGCCTCACAATTTAAAACTGAAGTGGTTAGTGTTCGAGATACTGTTGTAGATTTACAAGTTGCTAGTTATGATCAGAATTTTACTGTCAGTCCGGCAAAGAACATTCGGTATGGCAATGGCACTGATTCAGTCAGCCAAGTTCAGTCAGGGGTAGTAAAATGCAACCCCAATTGGTTTAAAGAGGGAACGCGAAAAAGTTTACCTGATCCTGTTTTAGATATTGATGACAAAATTGATAACAAAAAAGCACCAAAGTTTGTCGTGTATAACAACTACAACCCTTATTATTATGGTTCTGGATATTATGGTGCGGGGAATGGATATAGCGGAACATGGTGGTTTGGGGGCTATTACCCTCCACCCTTACAACCCTATCAGCGAGTAAGTTCAGGGCAAGGGTGTTATATACCAAATGCAACACCAACAACAGTCGTTATTAGCGGTGCAACGGCTCAACCCAATTCAGTGAGAGTTGAAGTTTTCTTTGCAGAAAGTGACACTTATGAGATCAGGGTTAGACGAAGCGGTGCAGAATCAACAAACACGCGCATATTAGATCAACTGCAAATCACAAGCATTGAAACTTTAAAAAATGAAACGCCGGTTGTCCTTGATCACCCGCACACCTTACTAGAAATGCAAGTGCAGTCATCTGAACGACTCACAGGAAATGTAGACAACCTGTCAGCGTTTGTTTCTAAAAGAATTAGAACCATTGATGAGAATGGCTTTATTGATGATTTGATTGAAACAGGAAACCCCGCCCTGATTGCGTTAGATATATTAACTAATGAGGCAAATAGAGAGCCTTTGCGTGATGATCAGATCGACTTTTCAAGTTTTGTTGAGTTAGCAAATTTCTGTTCTGAATTAATAGAATATGAGCAAGGTGGCGAAACTTACACGCACCAAAAATATGAATTCAATGGACTTGTCGTTGGATCAACTGTGCAAGAGGCAGTTAATAATGTTTTAGCCAACGGGCGAGCGCAATTGCTTATGTTACAGAACGGCAAGTTTGGTGTCTTGATTGATCGACCTAAAACAATACCTAAACAATTAATAACACCGGCGAACAGTTGGGGTTTTAAAGGGTCAAGAAGTTTCCCTTATTATCCAGACGCCTTAAGAGTGGAATATGTAGACCCTGAACTTAATTGGGCAACCACAGAAGTCACAGTTTATTCAGACGGGTTTGATGAAAGCAACGCACAAAGATTTGAGACATTAAAAACAACCGGCATTATTAATTACGATCAAGCGTATAGATATGCGCGTTACATGATGGCGCAAGCAAGGTATCGATCTGAAATATTTAGTGTCAACATGGATATTGAAAACCTATCTATGGTCAGAGGTGACCTTGTATTGGTTCAGCATGATGTGCCTAAACTTGGTGGTCCGAGCTTAAGAGTGGTTGAAATTTCTGGCACAACTTTAAAATTTAATCAGCGCATTGAAATCCCTGTTGACGCAAGCTATACAGTAAGAACATTAGACGGCGATGTTAAATCAGGGAAAGTGGTCAGTCAGATTGACCCAACAACAGTTGAGATTGAAACGGCAGACTCATCAATCACACCAGACGCATTGCTTTCGATTGGTGAAACAAACAAAGTGACCTCACCTTACCTTGTTTTAGCAGTTAATCCATCACCGGATTTAACGGCGACCATTGATCTAGCCCCTTATAGTGCGGAAGTTTATGAGGAAGGCGCTTTGCCTATCTGGAATCCAAACTTCAGTGGTGACCTTATATCATCACCAACAGTGGGAGTTGAAAACATCACTGTGGTTCAGGCAATTACTTATGTGGATAGACAACCGCAAGTGGATATGGGTATTAAGTGGGATATTACAGGCAACATTAATATGCTCAAAAGAGTTGATGTTTATTATCTTATTGAAGGGCAAGAAGGTGAATATTGTGGTTCATCAGATGGTGAAGGACTTATTTGGAAAATTTCACCGATCAGAAAAAAAGAATTATTAAATCAACCATCAGGTAAGTTTGTGGCGACCCCATTTTCAAAAATAGACCTTCAAGGTTTGAACGCAGAGTTTATTTATGCTATTAAAGGCGACGAAACACCGCCATTGCCGGTCGAGGGATTTGGCGTTAATATTTTAAGCAACTCACTCGTTGACATATTCTGGACAAAAACAAGAGATGTTGACATTGCAACTTATGAGATCAGGTTTACACCTAAAACAAAAAACCCGCAATGGAATGCGGCTTCACATTTAGCCACAGTTGATTGGGGAACTAACAGAACCTCTGCGGGCGCAAGAACAGGATCATATGGCATTATAGTTAAAGACACTTCTGCAAATAAGTCCTTGCCACAATGGTTAAGGACATCGGTAGAGACATTGCCAAGCCTTGATTTTATAGTTGCAATCAATGACGCGCCAACTTGGTCTGGAGTTAAGATTAACTGCAACTCAGATGGTGGTGACTTAATGCTTGATGGCGAATTTGGATCAGTCACCGATAGAGTTGGATATTATGGGTTTTTAGATGTTTATGACGCTAACCAAATACAAGAGTTGCGTTGCATTAGTTATTTGGAAGGTTATGGCATAAGTGAAAGTGATATCATGTCAAATTGGTTGACGTTATCGAGTGTAGACCCAATTGCTTCAGCAACAGAAAGTGACTTTGATTATTGGCTAGAAGCGGCAACAACAAACGAACAATTATTCATGGACGATTGGATTCCATTATCAGGTGCTAATGCTGACCCTATTGAAGGCGGCGGTATTGGTTGGCAACCTTGGCGACGGATTGAGTCTACTGATCTTACAGGGCAACTTTATAAGTTTAGGATTGCGATGGCTTCTTATAACCCACTTGTGAACATTAAGATGACAAGCGGAAGGACAGACATTGACGTCTTAGATCGTTTTGAGTCCTACCCTGATGTGGTAGTCACAACCTCTGGCACAAGGATTGATTTCAATCCACCATTTAGAGACATTCCGGCAATCGCCGTTTCTATTGACGGCAATTCTAAAGATGTTAGATATGAGATTAATTCTAAAACAGAAAGTAGTGCAGAGATTGTTTTAATTGACAATTTAACCAATGAGCAGACCACAGGGCAGATTGATGTCAATGTTCAGGGGTATGGTAAAGTGAGAGCAACATCATTATAATATTTAAAACTTTGGAGAGTTAGCATGACAATTATTAGCAGTGGAATCTACCCTATCAATCCGACTGTCACTGACGGGACACAATTAGCCGGATATATCAACGAATTAGTCGAGGCAATTAATAGCCAACAGGCTTCAGCAACAAGACCGCCATTGATCACCAAAGGTGGACTGTGGACAAAAACGCTAACGGGTGATGATATTGCCGTGATGGTTTACGATGGATCAGCAGACTTTGAAATAGCTAAAGTGGTTGATGGAGAAATTGTCAGTGTGTCTCTATGGACAGAAGTAGATGGTAAAGCCATTTATCTAAACGATGTAGGAATTGGTACTGCAACTCCATCATTTACAAATGGAACAGGTTTAGAAATCAAAAATGCAGATGGTTTTGGAGGACATTTAAGATTAACTGATAATGCCTCAACTGTTGGAACAGATGGTGGTTTTGATTTGTATTCTTATAATACTAATGGGTATATAGAAAACTTTGAAGGTGGAGTAGCTGAAACTATCTTTAGAAATAATGGTAACCAGAGTATGAGTATAAACTCTAGTAATCAAGTAGAGATAGAAAAAGACTTAAAAGTCAATGGTCTTGCTATTGGTCAAGGCAGCAATTCAGGAGCAAATAATACTGCACTTGGGTCAACTACTCTTGATTCAGCTACTTCAGGATTTAACAATACTGCTGTAGGTTATAATGCTTTAAGATTTTTAACTGAGGGACAAGGAAATACAACATTAGGTTATTTAGCCGGAAATTCTATTACCACAGGAAACAATAATATAGTATTAGGCAATTCAGCTCAACCATCATCAGCTACTGTATCTAACGAGGTTACTATAGGCAATGATACTGTATCATCTACTAGGTTGAAAGGTTCTGTGACTGTAGGTAATGCTACATGGAGTGGTGGAGCAACTGATGGCTTAGGCATTCAAGCTACAAGTAATTCTTCTTCACCTTTTGCATTTTATATTAAAAATTCTGATAATACTTTATTAACGAGCATTAGATGTAATGGT